CCACTGTTTGATCTGGCGCACTGTTGGTAATCGTCACATTGCCTGTGGCGCCCGACACAGAGATGCCAGTACCAGCAATAGCGCTCAGCACACCTGAGTTGGCAATCGTGATCGTCCCAGCACCCTCAGTGATACTGATGCCGGTGCCGTCAGTTAAGGTGTTCTTCTCCCACAAGCTGGTGCTTGCGTTATAGATCAGCGTCTGGCCGTTGCTGGGCGACTGAGCCGAGACGTTATGCAACTCTTCCAGTTCATAGCCGTTCTGGATGCGCACGTACAGGCGACCATTACCCATGTTGGCACGTTCAACCACACCAACATAGACCAAATGGTTGGGTGCGTAGGGCTTACTAGACGTCAACGTACCGGCTGTGGCGCCCACATAGAGCGTGTCACCAGGGTTGTAAGCACTCAGATCCAGCCCGTCCTGCACGCCTTGGCACAAGACCATGCCGGCCTGACCTGCAGCAATATTTTCAGCGCAAACACCTAGAGTTTTGGCTGATGTCGTGTCGCTAGTGTTGCTCGCCAGCTTGACCGACACCCGATCGCCCTGCGCCGCGTACATATAGACCGGTTGACCCTTGGTAATCGTCACCGACTCGTCGTTAGTCACGTACGCATAGAGCGTCTGACCCACGTCCGCTGCAATATTGGCGTTTAAGCCAACAGTTAGCGTCTGTTGCGTAGCATCCCAGTACAGACGGCCTGCTGCGTTGGTAACCGTGGCACCTGTGTCGAACTGGATGAAGTCAGGTGAGGAAATACCACCTGTGATGCCTGTCATCGACGTGATATTGTCGTTCGCGCCGGCAGTAGCCCAGCTCTGATCGATCTTTTGCCAGACATTACCGTTGAAAATGAGCCAATCGCCCGGCTGCCAATCAGTAATCCCGTTTAGGTTGGTCGTGCCGGCCACCGAGACGATGTAGTAGTCGCCCGAAGTGCCTGTGCTAGACGCCAATGTGGGCGTGTTGGTTGACGCGTTCCACGTACCCTTGTAATCCAAGGCAATCAGCGCATCAATCTGCGCCTGCAGTGACGCCAGAGCGTCCAACACCGCCTGCGAGGTGCCACCACCGTTGGTGATAACCTTGATCCGCTCGGCCAAGTCGGGTGCAACGACCTCACCAACGTTGATTTCACGCCCGTTTGAGAGCGAAATCACCAAAGATCCGTCGAAGTCGATCTTAGCGTCAGTTACCGACACCCCATCTTCGCCAGGCACGCCGGCTGGGCCTTGCATCCCATCCCGACCGTCCTTGCCGTCCCGCCCTGGACGTCCATCTTTGCCATCCTTGCCGTCACGACCGTCAGATCCATCGACGCCATCGCGTCCATCTTGGATCGAGTTCACTCGATCGGTGATTTTCTGGCCTAAATCGTCGTATTTCGCCCGAATGTCGGCTTCAATCTTCTTCAAAGCATCGACTACCATGCCGACGTTCTCACTGACCCGTCGTTTCTGGTTACCTCTAGCCTCTTGAAGCGTCGCGCGAACTGAATCCAGAACAGCAGTCTGCTGCTCTGGCGTCATGTTCTGCAGAATGAGCTGCTTAGCTAGGCTTTCAACGTCCACCAGACAGCTCCTTGGTCAATTCTTCCAAGAAATCCTCTTCCATGCCGCTGATCTTGTTCGCCTTTTCCGCCATTTGCATCTCAACAATCTTCGATTTGTTCTTGATGTCGGCTTCTTTTAGCATCAGCTCGGCGATCTTGACCCGTTTGTCGAACTCTTTGGAGGCCAATTCCGCATCATTGGGCAGATTCTGCGTGTTGGCCGCCATAATCTTGCTCTGCACCTCGATGGGCTTCAATTTCGTCTCAATCGTGGTGTTAATGGCCTCCGCCCGGTTGCGCTCAGCCTGCGTCTGATTGACCGCAATCTGCGACTGCGCGGCTTGCAATGCCAGCTGCTGCTGCATCATCGCTGCTTGCTGCGCTTCAGGGTTGGGCTGCGCCATCTGCGTTAGCGCCTCCATCAACTCCATGCGGTTAGACAGCGAGCTGTTGGCAACGATCCCTTTCAAAATCAATGGCAGCACCGGTGTGTCAGGGCCCAAGGTCTGCAAGAGCGCAATAAACTGCGCCTGCTCATACTCGCGCGCGATGATGCCCAATGTCGCTGTCGGCACAAAGTTCAAATCCACCGACGGATAGCGCTCAGGGTCGAACTGCATGTACCTAAACGCCGCTTTTTTGATGAACGGAATCAGGAAATCTTCCTGGAAGTTCACCAGCGTGCGTTTGTACTTCTTAATGATCGTGGCGACCGCCATCGACATGCCGGCGTTGCCGCCATCACGGGCGACTTGACTGACCATGCCTTGGCTGTCCAGCGTACCGGTGGCTTGCAAGAGCATACGCTCAAACGCCTGTGCAGTCGTCAGATTGCTGCCGTCGGTCTGACCAAACTTGAACGGGAACAGAATCTCGCTTGGGTTGCCGTTGGTCATGAACGCCTTGCCGGGGCGCACTTCAAACTTCGCACCGCGTGGCAGCCGTGTGGCGTCCATCGCCACCATCGGCACCGCTGTTAACGCCAGCGAGTCCAGATGCGTTCTGACCTGCGCATCGATCGCCTTTTGCATGTTGTAGGCTTTCTCCACCGTCCCACGCCCAGGCAGCCGGTTTGGCACCGTGTCGTCCTGATAGGTCAGTACCGGACGATCCTTCATCATGTACGGGTTCTCTTCGGCCTTTAGCAACATCCCGTCGTTACCAATGACGACGATCGCCTCGACCATGTCGCTGTAGTCTTCCGCAGGCGAGTCGTCCGGGAACAACTCAACCATTTCCTCGTCTTCTTTATTGAGCTTAGCGATGTACTCTTTAGGCACTAGGCCGTAGTACGTCAGGAGCTTCACCTTCTCGTTTTGGTACTGACTGACCTCTTGTGTGGGCTCCAAGTCGGTATCGTCGTAGGTCGGCACAATGTTGACCTTACGATAGACGCCCTTCTCAATGTTAGCCACCACCTTGTGGATGGACACGTACTTCTCGATCGCCACACCCATGCAGTCGTCCACCGACGTGCCGTTGGGGTCCCACAAGAAATTCTTTGGATTGACCGGTATCGGTTTGACCGAGACGCGGTCCACCTCTTGCACGCCGATGGCCGCTTGGCTCGTCATGCCGGGGATCGGCTGGGTTGCTGGAATGTACTCTTTTTCCATTGTCACGGTGATCTCGGCGATACCCGTGCCATAGATCTCAGCCAACAACTCGATCTGATCGACGTACTTCCTAAACTTGTCTTTCTTCAGATCCTCCATCATCTGGAGCTTGATCATTTCGACATCCATCGGATTGCCGTTGATGTCCTTAACGTCGTCCTTGATGTCGAAGTATTCTCCAGAACCGAAGATCGCCTCCATGATCTCTGCATGGCGCGTCTCAACGGCTTGTTGGGTCATGGGGGTGACGATGCGAGAGCGTTCAGAGTCGCGTGTCTTGTCTTCAACAGCCCACTCGCCACGGAAGATGCGCTCATATTCTTCCCATTGCGGGAGGAAGTTCACATTGCGGTAGTCACGCCAGCGGTCGCAATGGTCAACCACGAAAGCGATAAGCTCTTTATCGTTTTCCGTGGGTTCGTCAAAATCGTTTTGGTCCATCTTACACCCCAGAAATTACGTCTATCGGCTCCCATTCATCGTCAGCGTCGCCTTCGAAGTAGGAAGTCACCGCCAACTGGTCAATGTAGGATAGCGCGTCGGGTAGGTCATCATGGACGCCTTGCGCCGGAAACATCAACAGTTGGTCTAAAAAGGTATCAAAATCACCTTCTTGGTTCAGCACGATCCTGCCATGCTCGAACCGACCCTGGAGGCTCCAGATGATCCGGTCAGCCTTTTTCCGGTTACCATGCGTGAGATCAACTATGTGCGAATATACATTATTTTTGCGCATTAAATCACTCAAATACGGCAAAACCGCGTTTTTTAACGCGCCCCGTTCGATCCCCACACTTAAGGGGCGGTAGTCCCGCATGGCCATCAGAATCTTCGCTGCCGTCTCGCGGATGTCCCAGCGCCCATGCTGGATTTCTTTAACGAACCACTTGCCATCCTCGGTCACTTTCACGATCGCGATCGCCGTCTCGTCCAGCCGCTTCTTCGAATTCGCCGCCTGCTTGGCCACTTCCTCGAACCCGGCCAAGTCCACGGCCACGAAGTAGCTGCCATAGTCCGGCTCCTCGCCGTACTTGATCCACTCATCCTTGAAGATGTCGGAACCCGCATTGTCGAAGCTCGCCATGTACTCTTGCTTAAATGCAAACGTCGAGAGCGTCTTTTTCGCGGATTCGATTTCCTTCGGGTCGATCAGTGGGTTGTCTTTGGTCGTGAAGTGCCAGCTCTTCCAATCCTCGTCCTCACCCGTCTGCCCCAACTTGTACAAGTCGTTGAACCAATTCCGACCCTTGGGCGTGCCGATGAAGAGACCTCGTCCCTTCTTGTCTGACAGAGACGCGCGGATGACCTGCTCCCACGCTTCTGGCTTGATGTCGGCCACCTCGTCCAGCACGGCGTAGGTCAGCGAGACGCCTCGCAGGGTGTCTGGCCGGTCGGCGCCTCGCACATAAATCACCGCGCCGTTGATCAGCGTGATGTCCTGGTTGTTGACGTGACTGCCGGCGATCACATCCCGTCCCAGATCCAGCAAGACGTTCCAGATAATCTGCCGGGCTTGGCCGTTCGTGGGCGCCACGTACAGGACAGCCGAGCCAGACGGGCAGCGCAGTCCCTCAATCAGCAGCGTGGTCGCCGCCAGTCTGGACTTGCC